ATGTTGCTAGAATTTATGATTCAAGATATTTTGATGTGATTATGGATGGAATGAAAGCTAATGCGACTAAACCCAATTTAGTAAGTAAAAAAGTTAAACCATCTACTGTTGTGAAATCTGGTGTTAAATCTACTAAGGAAGATATAAATAGTCAATCTAGGTTGAAGAAGATGAATGCGTTGAAGAAAAGCGGTAGTGCAAAAGATGCTACTGAATTACTGATGCGTTATCTATAAACAATAACCTAACGGAGAAAACAAATGGCTAAATACCAAACATATACTGCAATCGGTATAAGAGAAGATATAGCGGACATAATTTATTCAATTAGTCCGACAGAAACTCCTTTTATGTCAGGTATTGCAAAAACAAAAGCAACAAACACACTACACCAATGGCAAACAGATGCACTAGCTGATGTTGCTGCAAATGCTGCGGTTGAGGGTGCTGATATTTCTTATGGAACTATGGCTCCAACTGTATTGGAAAATAACCACACTCAAATTTCTACTAAAGGAATTCAAGTTACTGCAACTAACGAAGCTGTAACTTCTGCTGGAAGAAATAATGAGATGGCTTACCAAGTAGCTAAAGCTGCAAAAGAATTAAAAAGAGATATGGAAACTGCTCTTTTATCTAATGTTGCTAAGTCTGCTGGTAATGCAACAACTGCAAGAAAACTTGGTGGATGTCCAACTTGGTACGAAACTAATGTTGACGCAGGTGCAGGTGGATCTGGTGCTGGTAACGGTGCTATAAGAACAGATGGAACTCAAAGAGCTTTTACTGAAGATCAGTTAAAAGGTATTTTAGTTAGCTGTTACAATGAAGGCGGAAACCCTAACATGATTATGGTAAATGCTTTTAACAAACAGAAACTATCTGGCTTTACTGGTGGATCTACTAGATTTGATGCTGCTGAAGATAGAAGATTAATTACTTCTATTGATGTATATGAATCAGACTTTGGAACTATGCAAGTAGCTCCAAACAGATTTATTAGAGGTGCTAATGGTACTTCTGCTAAAATCGGTCAAGATGCTCACATCCTAGATATGGAATACTGGGCAGTTTCTTTCCTAAGAGATTTCTCTCTGCAAACACCAGCACAAACTGCTGATGCTGACCAAAGATTTATGGTTGCTGAGTACACTCTTGAGTCAAGAAATGAAAAAGCAAGTGGTTTAATCACAGATTTAACTACTTCATAATAAATCTAAAGTGGTGGGGGAATTATCCCCCATCATTCAATTAACAATTTTGTTTGGTCTTTGAAGTCAATGACGGAACGAAGCAAATAAATAGGATAAAAAAATGAGAACATTAAATGATTACTTTTTAACATCTGCAATTCCAGATGTTTCAACAGCTTCATCAACTTTTGTTTGTGTACCTGATGGTGGAAAAATTGTAAAAATCATCACTCACAACAAAGCAACTACAACTGGCACAGCAGCTATTTCTTTTGAAATAGGTGGTGTTGCAGTAACTGGTGGTGCAATAAGTCATACAGCTTCTGGTTCTGCTGGTAGAGTTTTAACTGCTGCTCCAACAGCTGCTAATACTGTTGCTGAAGATGGTACTATTGAATGTATCACTGATGGTGGTTCATCAAATGCTTCTAAAATGGAAATTACTTTCGTAATTAGAAGATAATAGTATATAACAATATTTGGGGGATCTTACCTAGCGGTACTTCCCCCTTAAAATTAGGAGAAAAAAATATGAGTTTTAATTACGGATTAAGACCTACTACACATCAAGGTAAAACAAGTGGTGGAACATCAGCACAATCTGCTGCATTTGGATCACAAACTGAATATGTAAGAATAGCATCAACTGCTGATATTTATATTTTATTCGGTGCAAACCCAACTGCGGTTGCAACTGCTAATTCATCAACTATTTTTATACCTGCTGACCAACCTGAAATTTTTAAAGTTTCACCAGGTGAGAAAGTGGCTTTTATAGGTACTGCTGAAGTTTCTATTACTGAAATGAGTGCTTAGTGGCTAAACAAAAGTTTACTCACTTTGTTCCAAGAGATCAGCCTAAAAAACGACCAGGTTGTCATAAAAAATCTTTAAACAAAAGTGAAAAACTTCAAAAGAAATTAACTAGATATAAAGGTCAAGGCAGATGAAAAAAGATATAGTTGTTGATGGTTTAAAAAAAGAAACATTTTCTATAGACGAAATGGAAAAGAAAATTGTTTTAAATGAAGAAGTTAATATAGATCCTCATTTAAGACATAATAAAATATTATTAAATCAAGATGATGGTTATTCTAAATCAAGAGATTTAAAAAGAGTAGCTAGTATTCCAACTTTAGCTTTAAGTGTTTGGGCAAAAGAGTATAATGGTGATAGTAATTGGTTTGTACTTCCTAAAGAAGTTCAAAATAAAATATTAAAAACAAAATTAAATAGTAATGAGTTTCAATATTTTAAAACAGCAGAAGGTAAATTATAATGGCATTAGCAACATACTCAGATTTAAAAACATCAATAGCAAACTGGTTAAATAGAACTGATCTTACAACTGAGATAGCTGAAGATTTTATTGTTTTAGCAGAAAAAGATTTTAATTCTAAATTAAGAATTGGTAGAATGATAGAGTCAAATGCTTCATTTACTATTGATTCTGAAACAGAAACTTTACCAACAGGTTTTTTACAAGTTAGAGATTTTTATATTTTAGAAGGTGGAACTAAACATTCTTTAGAATATATTACACCTGCTCAAATGGATCAAATTAGAGGTAGTTCAACTACTGGAATGCCAAAAACATTTACAATACTTGGTGATAATTTTAGATTTGCTCCAATCCCTTCAAGCTCTTACACAGCAGTTATAAATTATTATAAAGAATTTGATGCTTTATCAGATTCAAATACTTCTAATTATATTTTATCTAATCACCCTTCAATTTATTTATATGGTGCTTTATATCATGCTGCTAATTTTTTAGGTGGTATTGAACCAAGACAAGTTCAACAATGGCAACAACAATATGTAACATCTCTTGAAAGACTTGAGAGAAATGACAGAGAAGATCAATATGGAAATGCACCTTTACAACAAAGAGGTGATGTAAGTGTTCCTGGTGCGTTTAATGATATATCAAGAATTGTTACAAGTAATAATGGATAAACAACATGATAGATAAAAGAGAAAAAAAATTAATAAAAAAACATTCTCCTCATCATAGTAAAAAACACATGAGTATAATGCTTAAAGAAATGATACAAGGAATGAGTTTTAATAAAGCTCACAAAAAAGCTATTAAAAAAGTAGGAAAATAATGCAAATACCTTTTGGCGAATGGCTACCAGATCAACCAGAACATAATAATCCTGGTGCTAATGTAGCTAACAATGTTTATTATGCTTTAAATTCTTATAAAAGATTTCCTTCATTAGTTAATTATTCTTCAAATACTATTACAAAAGATTCAAGAGGTGCAGGTTCTTTTAGAGATAATGCTAATACTGTATTTAATTTTGTAGCTAATCAAGAAACTATTTTTGAATTAACTGGTGGAGCTTTTACAGAAAGAGGTGCAAGAGGAAAATTATTAAATAATGCTTTTGCAACTTGCACAATTACAGTTTCAGATTATGCAAATATTGGTGCAGGTAAAACAATAACTTTAAAAAAAAATGATAATACATCAATTGTTTTTACTTCAACAACTGGATCACCTTCTACAAATCAATTTCAAGTTCAAACAAATAACGACACAACTGCAACAAATTTAAAAACTACTATTAATAGTCATGCGGATTTTTCAGCAACTGTATCAGGTGCAGTTGTAACTGTAACAAGAGCTGTTGTAGGTAATGTTAATTTAGTAAACGAATCATCTGATACAGCTAGATTAACTGTAACAAGTTTTTATGGTGGAACTCCTTTAACTGGAAATGAAACAGATTATGTTACATTTACTCAATTCGGTAATTATGTAATTGTAAGTAATGGTGTAGATGCACCTCAATATTATTTAATGGGAACATCATCTGCTTTTGCAGACCTTTCAAGTATTGGAACATCAGGTACTGTACCAGTATTTAAATGTTCAGGAGTTATTAGAGATTTTTTAGTTACAGGTAATCATGTTGGTGCATCTAATAGAATACAATGGTCTGGAATTAATGATATTACAACTTGGGAAAGTGGTACTAAACAATCAGACTTACAAGACCTACCAGGATCAGGTGGACAAATTGTTCACATAACATCTGGAGAGATTGGTTATGTATTTAGACAAAACCAAATAATTCGTATGGACTATGTCGGTGGTGCAACTGTATTTAGACTATCAGTTATATCTCCAAACAGAGGAGCAGTATATGGAAGAACTGTCTGTCAAGATAATCGTAGAGTTTTCTTTTATGCTGATGATGGATTTTTTGAAGTTAATGGAGATCAAGTTACAGCAATAGGTGCAGAGAAAGTAAATAGATTTTTTGATTTAGATTTAAACAAAGCATTTGCTGATAGAATAGTTGCAGCTACAGATCCTTTTAATCAATTAGCAATTTGGTTATATCCATCTTCTGCTGATACATCTAATACTACTGGAATTTGTGATAAAGTTTTAATTTATAATTATGCTACTCAAAAATGGTCAACTGCTACTACCAATGCTAGTACAATATTTTCACAATTCGTTGGTGCTTACACAGTAGAACTTATGGATATTATTTCAGAAAACTTAGATAATATTAATATATCATTAGATACTGATTTTTGGTCAGGTGGACAATTATTACTTGGTGCTATTGATAGTGATTACAAAGCTGCAATTTTTTCAGGTACAGATAATATTGGAGAAATAGAAACTACAGAATTAGAGTTGTTTCCAGGAACAAGATCGTCTATAATAGGTGTAAGACCTATAGTAGATGCAATAGCTACAGTTACTTTAAAAACTAGAGATAGACTTGCGGATAGTGCTACAGAATCAACTGTTTCAAGTATGAACTCAACAGGTATTAATCCAGTAAGACAATCTGGAAGATATGTTAAAGTTAATGTTAAAATACCAAGTGGAGGAGCTTGGAAAGATGCACAAGGAATAGATTTAGTTGCATCAAGATCAGGGTTGAGATGACAGATAAAACTGATATAGATAATGTTAGATACAGTTTTGAAACACAAGAGTTTTTTCAAAGACAAATTGAAGAAGCTATTAACGCATTAATAAATGAAAAAAATCAAGAAAATAATAAAGCATTTGCTTGGTTCTTAGGAGATTAAATGGCAGGTATAAAAGATTATTCAACAACCCAAGCAAATAATACTGATCTTAATGGTATTTCTACTGCTGAAGGAATGTTACCTTCTAATCTAAACAATGCAATTAGAGCATTGATGAAGAACACTAGAGAATGGTTTAACGATAGTCAATGGGTAGAGTATGGTGATGGTGATGCAGCTTTTACAGCAGCTTATGCAAGTTCAACTTCATTTACAATTGCTGGTGTTGATGTAACTGCAATTTATCATGCTGGAAGAAGAATTAAATTAACAGCTGCTACACCTGGAACAATTTATGGAACAATTAGTTCTTCAACTTTTTCTACAAACACTACAGTAAATGTAACTTGGGATAGTGGTTCATTATCAAGTGAAGCTATTACAAATGTTTACATTGGTGCTTTATCTAAAACAAACAATTCTATTCCAACAGGAATTATATCAACTGCTATTCTTGCAGATGGATCAGTTACAACTGTTAAACTTGCAGATGATGCAGTTACAGTTGCTAAGATGGCAGTTAATTCTGTTGACTCTGACCAGTATGTAGATGGTAGTATAGACACAGCTCATATTGCATCTGCACAAGTAACATCAGATAAAATTGCAACAAATGCTGTAACTACAGCAAAAATAAATGCTGATGCTGTAACAAGTGCTAAAATTGGTGATGAACAAATTGATAGTGAACATTATGTTGATGGTTCAATAGATACTGCTCATATTGCAGACTCACAAATTACAGTTGCTAAAATGGCAGCTAACTCTGTAGATTCAGATCAATATGTTGATGGATCAATTGATACAGCTCACATAGCTGATTCTCAAATTACTTCTGCAAAAATAGCAGATGGTGCAATTGTTAATGCAGATATTAATGCAAGTGCAGCAATAGATGCAACTAAAATTCATAATGGTTCAGTTTCAAATGCAGAATTTGCGTATGTTAATGGAGTTACTTCTGCTATTCAAACACAAATAGATGCCAAAGCTGCAACAACTTATGTTGATAATGCAGTTGCTGGATTAAGAACTAGAATTATTGCAGAGTGTGCAACAACAGCGAATGTTAATTTATCAAATGGTTTAGAAGCTGGTGATGCTATTGATGGTGTTACTTTAGTTGCTGGAGATAGAGTTTTAGTTAAAAATCAAAGTACAGCTTCTGAAAATGGTTTATATTTAGCAGTATCAAGTGGTGCAGCATCAAGAGATCCTGAACATGATACTATTGCAGAATTATCTGGTGGTATGGTTGTAGTAAATCAAGGTAGTGTTAATGATAATAAAATATTTTTATGTACTACAGATACTGATGCAACATTAGGATCTACAAGTATTACTTACACAACCATAACTCCACAAAATGTTGGAACAGTAACTTCTATAACTGCTGGTACTGGTTTATCTGGTGGTGCAATTACATCTTCTGGAACAATAGCAATTGATACAGCAACAACTGTTGATAAAACAACTGCACAAACACTTACAAATAAAACTTTAACTTCACCAAAAATAAATGAAGATGTAGCCTTAACTTCTACTGCAACAGAACTTAATTTATTAGATGGAGTATCAGGATTAGTACAAGCAGACTTTACTAAATTAGCTGCTGTAACTTCTGATGCAACAGAATTAAATATATTAGATGGAGCAACTGTAGTTGTTGGAGAAGTAAATGCTTTAGATTTAGGTACAACAGGAACTGGAACAGCAATAGCTAGTAAAGCTGTTGTTCTTGATGGTAATAAAGATTATACTGGAATAAGAAATGTTAGTTTAACTGGTACTCTTGGTGTTGCTGGGATTTCTTCATTTGCTGTAGCAGCTAATGTTGCACAATCAGCATTAACTTCATCATCAAATGCTGTAGCTTGGGATGCTTCTGCTAAACCAAACGCAGTTCATGTAACAACAGAAAACACAACTTTCTCTGCACCAACTAACAATGTTGAAGGTGCATTTATAGCTTTAGAAATTAATTACAATGGTTCACACACTATTGCTTTTAATACTATCTTTGAATTTGCAGCATCAACTGCACCAACATTTACTTCAACAGATGGTAAGACAGACATATTAGTATTCAGATACAATGGTGCTGTATGGCAAGAAGTAGGTAGAACATTAAATTTAAGTGAGAGTTAAAATATGTATGCAATAGTAACAGATAACGAAATAACAAAATTAATAAGCTATCCTAAATCTTTAGTAATTGGTGATGTAAGATACCCTGCTAAAATATTTTCTGTATGGTCAGCTTCTGAATTAAATGCAATAGGTATTTATGAAGTAGTATTTGATGACAGTAATAAAAAAGATGAGAAGTGGTATATTAATACTAATCAATCTTTTGATTTTGATGGTAATGAAGTTACAGCTTCTTATGGTACTGCTACACCTAAAGCACATGCAGATACTACATGGTCGCAAGATGATGAAGATGCTGGAGATTTACCA